TAGATGAATTACCAGATACTAATTTCAAAGGACACATTGTAACTAAAAACTTTAAAGTTGAATTGTCTAATACTAAGGCTACAAATCTTGAATTAGTTGCAAGAATTATTGGTGACACTGAAATGCCAGCATTTACATCATCCACTCAAACTACATTCGGTTTAGGTACGGGTTCAATTGACACTGAAGTTGCTTCAAATACATATTACACAACTGAAGCAAAGTATGATTTAGTTCCAGCAATGTATCAAAACCTAGATGCAGCAGATACCGCGTTTGATTGGTTCAATGAAGGTTCACAATCATCTCAACTAAGAGGACAATTTATTTACTCAAGATTTAAGAATCTTGCAAATGATGCTTCTTTATATTTAACAACAGATCCTGATTCAGCTGATGTAAGCGGATTGGATGAATATGCGTATGGATTAAGCTACAATATCACTGGAATCGCTTCGAATATTGAAGGTTTTAAAGATTATTCTGCTGCTAATTTTACTCCATACTCCGCAGATGGAAATGCAAGTGTTGATTTCATTTGGACAGGTGATAGCGCTAATCCAGGTGATGTTGCAGCATTAGGAACTGCGCAGATCGATAATAGTAAATACGATAATGGTATTTTAATTCATACTTTACACCCTGCTACTATTTCTGGAAATAACGTATTAAAGTTACAGTCAAACGGATTAGTTGGAGCAATGCCTAAGGTGGCTGCTCTAAGAGCAAATGATGCAAATGGAAAAGTACAAGTTCCTTTTAGAAAGATTTCAGTTACAAATAGTGATGGGGTCGAAGGTACTCTTAAAACGTACAAAAATTCATTTGACGCAGATGATCAATACCTATTAGGCGGTCATTCATGTGGTTCATTCCTATACCTAGCGCCACTTGATAAAAATTCTTTAATCGTAGACGCTAAAAATAAAACAGGTAAAAAAGTTGTACCGGGCGGTAAAGCTAGTGCAATTACATTAGATATGGTATTCGAATACAGAATGACAGATTATCATGGACCAGATTCAACGGGAACTGGTAGAATTGGAGGAGTAATTGGTAATACATTCACTAATTTAACTTACTCTAAGAAAATTGGTATTGATATTTTAGATTCGCAAGGAAATGACTTCATGTTTGATGTTGAAGTCTATGCTAAATATAAGCCAACTGGTAAAAACATCAACTCTATTACTTCGTCAATGCTGACTAATTATAATTTAACTGGTGGTTTTTCTCCTGTAAGTGGTAACAAAGATTTCTCTTCACCTGCTATTAAATAAGTCCTCATTGACCTTTTAAAATTATGATATATAATTTAACTAAAAAGAGGTCTTATAAATGGCTATAAATTTTAATATTGAAAATTCCGGATCTGAAGGAAAATCATTCGGTTTATTAAGAACTAATCCTAAGTTAACAAGTAACGTGAAGTTAATTGTTAACTCTCAGGGTAATATATTTTTAGGGTCTTTTAAAAGTAATAAAACTCTTTCACAGGTTACATATCAGCAATACGAACTTAACGAAAGAGGATCTTATTCTAAAGATGTTGCTAATTTTTACAAAGGTTTACCTAGTGATGATAAGTATGCTGTTTGGAGAAAATTCTCTGATATAACACCATATACTGAGTATGAATTTCAATATGAAGATCAATATAACTTTGGAGCTTCTTTTAATGCTACAAAGTTATATGATGAACAATATAGAATCTTAGCGCCAATTTGGCTGGACAGAAAGGTTCCTAGTAAATTTGTGATTTATAGAGTTAATTCTGTAGATTATGATTATGATTATTCAGAAAACGTAAGTGGTCAAAATAGTAGAATTTTAGAACTATTAAATAAGGCAACAATCGTTAAAACATTTGATCTAAGTCAGCAGAGCAAAATAGGAAAGTATTTACATAATCATGTATTTGATAAAGCTGTTCCTACAAGTCCTCTTAATTTTAATTTCGAGGTGAATGGACCTACAGAATTTAGAGGAATTGATATTAATAAAGGTGGATTTGCATCAAAACAAGAATTCTTATCTAAAGACTATATTCAAAAAGATTCTTTAGAAATTTTTGCAAATCAACTTGTTTCTTCTGGGTTTCAAAGACATGGTTTAATTTCTGCAAATCTTATTAACTTAGAGTTTATGTTTGATGATCCAAACGCTATCAATTATAACATTTATAGATATTTTGGTTTGTATGTAGATGAAGTACAGGAAGGTTCGTTTGATGTTAACTATGTAGCCAAGAATGGTATGATTAGTATTGAACCAAACTCAGTTTCAGTTAATTATAATTTAGATGGAACTGGTTTAACAGCAGTTGATATGCTTCCAACTCATACTGATTTAGAAATGCCAGTTCTTTCATATGTTAAAGCAACTGAGGATATTTATTATCATGTTAAAAATAATGTTTCTTTTTTACCAATTGCCAAGTTGCAAATCAACTCCGATAATGTACCAGAGTTTAAAGGTTTTTCTAAGACAACTAATTTAATTGAAACACTTGCTAAAAAACCTTCAAACAGAGGATTTGTTAAGTTAACAGTTACTGAGGTTCCAACTAACAATGATAGATTTTTTATTGGAGATGCAACTGAGCTTGAAATATCCAGTTATGATTTATATGATTATACTGGAATAGCTGATTCTTCATTAGAAGCAGGTACTATTTCAGGTAATAGATTTTCAACACAAGGGACACTGCAGCAAGTTGCATATGCAATTAGTAAAGTAATTAAACTATATAATGTATATGTGTATGGTAATTCAATTGTAATCGAGGATTATGCAAATGGAGTTAACAGAAAAAGAATGGCAGTTGGAATTTCTATTTATAATGTTTCTCAATTTTTTACAGTAGATGCAGGTGTTTTAGCAAATGACACATGGTCTTTAGTTACTATTCCAGTTGGAGTTTCAACTAGTTTCTCAGATTGGAATATTTATACAACAGTTGGAGGTTCTAAAGAAGGTGCTGCAATCCTAGTAAGTGAATCTGAATTAGGAGATGCTAAAATCGGTCAGTACGTAAAGGCAAAAGATCTAAATAAATTTTCTAGAATTATAGATGTAGTACAAGATCACTATGATTCTACAACATATAGAGTTATTTTAAACGATTTAATTAAAATATCTAACGATAATTCAATACACACATATGTTAATTATTCTCCAACATTTGGAAAATTTAGCGTATATCCATTAAAAGATTTTGACTTTGATTTCTATAGCACTGATAATTCTGATTTAGGAGAACTTTCATATGAAAAATTAAGAGGTTATCAAGTCTCGTTAGAAGGTGCATCTGAAACTACAGTAGGAAATAATAATCCATATATGTTATTCATATGGGATATAGACGTATCAAGCCAAATTAAGGTTGGTGACTTTTTATTGTCACCAACGGATGGCGTTTACAGTAAGATTATAGAAATAGACTTTGATCAAAGTATAACTGCTATCACAACAGATGGACCTATAAATATTTCATACGGACAAGATCCAGCTGCTTCAAGTATTACAGTGTACACTGGAGTTGTGTTTAAGACACTTACTCCCGTGTTAGAACAGGAGACTATCAAAGATGAAGCTATTGAAATACAGATCGATTCTGAATACGATAGACTTTATGAAAATGCATTAAAAGAAACTGCATTAGAAAGTAGAGTTGTTCCAACTATTATGAAATTTGCGTTAAAAGATTCTACTAATGCTAGAAATAAGCCATATATTTTAAATGTATCTGAAGCATTTGGAACAGATAATTTATCACCAAATATCGAACTAGAGTCCGGTAGAAATCCTGATAATTTTAATATGGAGCATTTTCATATTAACTTTATTCCAAAGTCTTACTACACAAATAGCACTATCGCAGGTTTAACTTCTTATTTGGATTTTAATAATCTAGATGAGGATGGAACTGGAATATCTGAAGATAAATTAAAATCAACCAACATCGATTATTTTAGTCTTTATTTTAAATGGAGTGGAGCTTACAATAATCAAACTGATATGTGGGTTGATGACAAACTTAGGGATATGTTCACTAAATTTAGTAATGGATCTACACAGTTAGAACCTAGTACTGTATTTAGAGGTTTAAGATATATTTATAAGAAACGTAAAGAGTTTACTAAGTCGTCTCCAACAGAATTCATTAATACAACTGAGGTTAATGATTATAAATTTGGAGTTGTTTTAAACTATAATACAACTGATCAAAATTCTATTACATATAATGTGGTTAAGAATGACGTATTTAAATTTATATGCGTTGTTATCAATTTGAATGTTGTTCTAAATAGCATTACTGAAACAGGACTAACTAGGTCTTTAATGTATGATCTAGAGGACATCACTGATGTAAATGGAAACATTCTAAACACTTTAATTCCATTTAATATAGATCTAAGCTTGACAGATTGGAACACTCCCTCGATTGATTCAGAAGGCAACGAGTACTATTCTGTTTTTGCAAACGTATTTGATCAAGCAAGTGGAAATGCTAAATTCACAGAATATGTCACACAAGTGGGTGATGGAAATTACTCCTGGATTTTCTTTGATGCCAATGGAGATTATTACGGTATGAAAGTCTATAGAGTAATTAGTAATAATGAAATCGCAGTTAAAGGAAAACCAGTTACATTTGAAGTTCCTGGATTACCTACAAGCGGTGGTTACCCAATTCCTTCAGGTGGAGAAATTGATGATATTACTTTAAGTGCTTTAGCTCCTAACACTTCTTTCTATTATTGGAGAGGTGGTGAATCAGGCTGGAAAAACTTAATGGAAGATATCGTTTCATATAAGTTCGCTACGAGATTTAATAACTTTGGAAACATAGAGTATGTTACAGTTACTTCAACGGATATTAAATATAATCAATTTGTGTTAGAAGTTCAAGATGGAGTTAACATTGTTAAACCATCTATATTAACTACTAAAGCGGATGGAGATAGACCTAAATCATATAAGTTAACTCCTGGTGAAATCGGAAGAGTACTTACAACAAGACCAGATGGAGGTTATTTCACGATGTTGAGAAGAATGAATGGAGAATATATGCCTCTTTTCAAAGATGTTGTAACTTTCTCCAATATTTATAATGAAGAATCCGTTTATATTCCAATCGTTGGAGAACTAACTATTACTCCTATCGATTACAGAAGTAATTTAATACATAATAAATTTAGAAATATGGGAATTGCGTTCTCTTCTTTTAAGGAAGTAGAACAGGATTATGGTTATATTAAGAATGCGTTTTTCCATAAGGTTAATGATGAAAATTCAAAAAATTTATTAAAACTTTCTGAGACAAGTGATAAACTTCCATTATATCCATTAATTGGCGAAATTGCAATTGATAAAAAGAACATTAATGTATTTAAATCTAAATATTCAAATGATTATTTCACTAAGTCTTTACCAGGTGGAAAAGTCGAATATGTCCATGGAACTTTAACACCTGTTGAAATTAGATCTTATCTAGCATCAACCGTTATGAAAGTTAAAGATACTTACGATATTACTAATTTTACATCAACTAAAGAAAATTCGATCGATTCACTAGACGCTATAAGATTTAATAATCTAAATACGTCTGGAATTCATTGGATTGAAACAGATTCGCAGATTATTGCAGATTTTTATTTACCTAAAGCGATTAATGAAGAATTAAGAGAAGATAATATTCTTACAAGTTTTTCAAAATATATTTTACCTGAATATTCATATGCAGATAAACAAACTATCGAAGATGATTTAGACAAATATGTATATTCAAATATTGTAAATAGATTTATCATAGATTCGATTAATATCTATGGTGTTTCAGGTAAACAGGTTACAACTGATTTTGTAATGGTTACAGATCCGGTTGATCTCAACAAAGATGGTTATTTACCACAAACAAATTTCGATATTCAAGGTTATCAAAACGATGCATTGAGCTTTAGATTAATATATAACAAGAAGATTGGGTACGGATACAATTTAAAAGTACATGTAAAAATACAAGCGTAATTCATGCCATTAAATATTAAAAACATATTCTTAAGTGATTTAGATCCTAATCGTACAGATTTTTGGTCAACTGATAAACTCGATAAATTAAATTATAATTTTAATCAATTATCTGAGGGAGGTGCTAGAGGTCCTTTAGGGGTAGATGGCATTAATGGTCCTACTGGTTTTACTGGTGTTACAGGTCCTCAGGGAAGTGAAGGTATTGAGGGTAATCAAGGTATATCTGGAACTGATGCTAATTTAAATTGGCTTCATATTGATACCTTAGATAATAGAACAATCTATCCGATGATTGAACCTACTGATTATTCAGGTGTTGCAGTAATTATCGGGGCTAATTCCAATTTAGATGAATTTTCACAAGCGGCAATTTGGAATAATACTTCACAATTAAAGGTTATTGCAAATCCAGGTGATAAACAAGTTAGTTTTAGGATTGGAGATTCAAAATATGATATGCAATTTGATGGTGATGATTTATTTTTAGGTAAATTAAACACAGATCCAAATCCTTTAATAGTTAAAGAACAGCTTAATAATTCTCAAGTTAGATATAATGTTAGAGGTTCTATAAATAGAGTTTTAACTAATAAACTAAATATTAGTGATTCTTTGATTGAATCTTTTGGTGATGCAGAGTTTGGAAATTTAACAGCTAATGGTGCATTTAAATTTAATAACGATGCGGAAGCTTCTAAAATATTAACTTCAGTAGACGCAAGCGGATTAGTAACTTGGAAAAATAAAGCCGAGGCACTTTCATTATTGCCAGTTGGTTCTATTGTTTCTATTAAACCAAGTGATTTTAATAATACAAATTTTTGGATTCAAAATGCTTTTGAGGAAGTTGACAGCGTTCTTCAATTCTTTTATGGAAGAGGAAGAGTTAACACTTCGTATGAAGGTTGGTATCTCTGTAATGGAGAAACCTGGAATTATTTAGGTAATAATTCTAATGAAGTGCCTAATCTAAATTCATTTTCATATCATATTGATTCAAATGGAAAAGGTCAACCAAACGTAGACGCTGGTGATGATACAGCGATTTTAATCGCGGGTCTTGATCTTACATATGATAATACAAATACTTCAGGAACTTTATATAATGTAAATTCATTATATGATTATTCAGATATTGCTGAGACATTTGGAACTAGTCTTAATTCATTTGTAAGTAGAAACATACATATTATTAAATTAGATTCTTCTTATTTAACATGGTCAACCGTAGGTGGCGCAGTAATTACAGAACCTATCATTTTATCAGATCCTTCTACAAGTTCTAGTATTGCATGTTCTACTACTACACAAACATATAATTGGACTGGGTCTGGTATTACATGGAATAATATTACTTCAGATTTAACTGGAGTTGCACTATATGATTCCAATAATAATTTAGCACCTTCTAATAAATGGTATGCTAAAGATGGTTTAGCAAGATACTGGAATGGAATTTCATTTACTACATATGAAGTATGCCCAATTCAACAAAACGTTAATTTAGGTGTAGCTAATTCAGTGTTAACTCTTAATGGATCTGTTCCATCTTCTGGAACTTATACCATTGATGCACTTGCATTTAAAGATGCAACATCATTAAAATTCAGTGGAGTTAATGCATCAGCGGGTTGGTATAAAGTTGCGCTGACCGATAATGGAGCTAGAAGATACTGGAATGGAAATGCATTTTTGGGTGAAACAATTACAACTAAAAATGTTTATTATGCAGGTACTCAAGAAGTTTCAACTTATTCTACTTCTTCGGCATGTCAATATGTAGATTCATCAGTTAAAATTTATTACGCAACAAACTCAACGGTTATTCCAACTTCAAATATTCTACAAGATATCTACGGAAGTTCATCTATTGTTTATGTACATAGAGATTGGTTAGGAGCAACGGTCGGAGAATGGCCATTAGTTAAAATATATTCACAAAACTCAGTAGGAGGAGGTAGTAGTCCTTATAAATCTATATTAGATGATGATAATTCCAATACTTATAGATCTACGATTACAACGTCATCTACTATATTATCACCTGTAGTATGTTCAAATTATTATATCACTGGGACTCAATACGTCAATGTGTCTAATTCAACAGCTTCAGGTCAAATAGTTGTAACTAATACACCTGCTATTATTACTTTAACTGCATTTGGTGGAGCAGGTGGACCTTCATGCTATACTGATGTTTTTTTAAGCGTTCCAGGTGCAGGTACTAAAACGGTATTTGCAAATGCAGGAGCAACTAATAGTGATACTTTACAAATTAATTCTACAGGATCATTTTCTTTCTTTATGAATGCTGAATTTGGATGTACTTCTGGAAATAACGCAAGTATATCTTAATAAATTAAATATATAGACTAAATAATAGACACTCATGATAATTAACTTAAAGCAAATATTAGCAAGCGATTCTGACAATATTAAGCTAGACAAGATCAATTATAATTTTGATCAGTTAGTAGCTAATGGAGGTGGCCCAAGAGGGTTTGCCGGAGCTACTGGAGAAACTGGTTATCAAGGATTCACTGGATCACAAGGTTCACAGGGTATTCAGGGTGTACAAGGTCCACAAGGTCCGAGTGGTAATAGTGGAATAGATCTATGGAATACTAATGAAGGAGATGGAATCGCAACAATCGATACATTAGTTCCTATTCAACAAAACTTAACTCAAAAAGCACCTGCGGTTGTTATTGGTTATCATGAAAGTGATCCACAATATGGTATGCCAGAAGGTGACGCACAGTTTGTAATCAACAAAGCAGCTAATTTTAATAGTAACTTAGAATTAAGAGTAGTTAATGGAGCCGGAACTGAAACATCTACCAATGCGTATAGATTTACAATGGGGTGGAATAGTATTACTTCAACAACTACACTAACTAAAGGATTTGTTGATGGTTCTACTAGTATTGTTGAAGAAGGTGCAGATCAGTTCATATGGAATGATAGTAATACATTGTCTGATGTATTAACATTAGATGGTAATGCATTAATTGCATATGTAGATTCTACATTTGAAAATGTTGAAATTAATAATACTTTAAAAATAACTTCTGGTAACCCAGGAGCAAATAAAATAGCTTCATCTGTTAACGCAACCGGTGAAGTTCAATTTAAAACTCTTGCAGAATTAGGCGGAGCAATTCCAGTTGGAACTATTGTGGCTATTTCTCATGCAACTTTTAATAGTTCAAATTTTGTAATCCAAGATACTGGATTAGATTCAGGTGGAGGAAACACTGTTCAAACTAATGTTGGAGCAGGTCTTGGAAATTATGAAGGATGGTATTTATGTAATGGTAAAGAATGGTGGGACGGCGGAGATGGAGCGTTAACATTAGTTCCTGACTTAGCTGAATCTCAATTGATTTCAGGTCCTGAAGTAACTTTAAACGCAACCAATACATCAGGTACTTTATATACAGTAACTGCAACTATTGATAGTTCAGATACTACCATTTTAGGAGGATCTGGAACTCCATACGCTATTAAAAGATTTCCACATATTATTTATTTAGGAGTGAGCAATTTAGTATGGGAATATAACGGTATTGCTCCACAAGCTGTCGTTGGACCTGGAGATGAATCAACTGGTCCAACTGATCCACCTGGTCCAACTGGTCCAACTAATATTACGGTGACATTTAATAATATGTCTATCGGTAATAACGCGAGTATTTCTCCATCTAGTAGTTCTTATACTGGCCCTGCAAATGCTTCACACTCGTATTCGTTTACTGCAACCGCAAACACGGGATATGCGTTTACCTCAATATCGCAAATAGATTCTCCAACTGGAACAGTACTTTCCAACTTATCGTTAGCAGGTACAGAAACATATTTTGGAAGCGGTCAGTGGTCACAAATTACAGGTACAATTACAATTAGTAGTGTTGGCCCAACCTCAACAAGCGTTAACGTTAATTTTGATCCACAACCTCTTGAATTATTTACATCCACTTATTTATTTACAGGTGGAGTAACTAATGCTTCTTTATCTGGAAATAGCACCGTTAATGTAGCTAACATAGCTGGAATTTCATATCAATATACTATTATAAATATAACTCCAAACACGGATTATGAATTCGCAAGTACAGGTGATATTAGTGTTACGGTTCCATCTGATGTTACTGCTACAAAATCTATTGGTGTAGATGGTCACTTATATGTAACTTTGGTTCATAATCCAACACCTTCTTCAAGCGGTATGATATCAGTTGGATTAAGCGGTGCACCTTCAATTTATAATAATCCAAGTGTATATTCTATAGAAATATACGCAAACTTAACTAGTTCATCTCTATTGTGTAATGAACAGATTCTTAAAACTGGTTATTTTAACGCGCTAACTGTTGCTGGAGCAACTCAACAATACACAAATATAACGGGTACTAGTTTACAAACTGAAACAAGATGGGTTTGTGAGGAGGCTGAAGTAGCAACTGTACATTATCAGTTTATAAATGGTATTAAAACAATTACTGACTCACAGCCGGAGTGTGATTAATATATGATAACTTTTAATTACATACTAGACAAATTAAAATCTCTAAATAAAAACACTATTGTTTTTATTTTAGGGGCTCTTTTTATGCTTCTTTTTTTAAGACAGTGTAATCAGATCAGTTCATTGAAACAAGAAATTAAGAAAGTTCAGCAGACTGCAGATAGAAATTTAAATAATTATAAAGCTAGTTTAGATACAATCTCAACAGAAAGAAATTCTAATGCTGAATTAGTTTCAACAATTAGAGGTTATGAATTAGAGGTTAGTTCTTTAACTGAAGATAATAAAAAGTTAATTTCTAAATACGCTAAAGCTCTTAATATTAAGAAAGAAACTGAAAAGATTAATTCTTTAATTAAAGCAGAGTTAGAGGTTAAAGATTCTATTATTAATGCTAATGCATTTTTAATTCAAACAAAGGATACTCTTAAATTTACCATAAACGATAATAAAGAGTGGGATAAATATAACTGGAGAAGGTTCTCAGGTAAAGTTAACATTTTAAAGAAAGATACTCTATTTAGTATTTCTTCTAGCGAATTTAGATTTAATCAAGGTATTAGTTTACAAGCTGCAATACTTGAAACACCAGAGGGTAACAGATTAAAAATCACTTCACCATATCCGGGTTTAGAGTTTACTCAAATTGAAAATATCAGTTTGGTAAATGATGAGCTAAATAGACCAAGAGCTAATAAAGCAGGATGGTCAATCGGATTAGGTGTAGGTTATGGATTTAATTTAAATACAGGACAGGTAGTCAATGTTGGACCTACATTAGGTGTTGGTTTAATTTGGTCACCTAAATGGTTAAGATTTTAAAATATAAAAAGAAAGAATGGCGCAATCATCAAAATTTGCAAGAATTGACGAAGACGTTCTATTAGAATTTATCTATCACGATCAAGATATTAGTGTATTAGATAATGCTAAAATTGAGAACGACGACAATGGCAGTCAACTAAAATATTTAAATACAGTTGGTGGTGATAATAGTGCTTCAAGATTTCTAATTCACGAATTAGGTTCTGATGTAGTTAATTTTACAGTTAACGTTGCAAATGGATTTGTATACGTAAATAACTTTGCTTCTAGAGAGTTAATTGTTAAAAATGGTTCAACATATAAATTTGATCTAAACGATTTATCAATTGATAATTTAAATGGATTCTATATTAATGGAGTTGCTCAAGTTCACAATGGTGGAATTGTAACCTATACTCCAAATACAAATGGAACTTATACATATTCTTATGTTAATCTAGCAGGTAAAGAATTTGTTGGAGGAATAATTATCGTAGGTGATAGAGCAAATTCATTATGGGCAAGACCACTACAGGAAACAGGTAATTCGATTAGGACAGCACCTGGTGAAAGCGGTAGATATTACGCAGTTCCTACTGGAAATGATTCAGAGTTCGCTTTAATTGGTAATGATTTAGCTTATTTAGATTCACTAAGTTGGCAAGGTACTTCTAGCGCTGGTTTAACAGTTGTTCCAGTTGGAACAGTACAGGCCGTTTGGTATGATACGATTAGATTACACTTAAGAACCGGATATTCATTCAGTGGTAGAGGTTATGAAGGTTTTAATTTTCAAGTTAGAGTAAAAAGACAATCAGGTGAGTATGGATATCTTACTTCTATTGTTTATTTAAATTCATCTAATTTTGAAATTCAAAATCCACAACCATTTACATTAGGAGATAGTTCTTTCTCTAAGTTTGTTGAAATTAAAGTACCTTCATTAGTTCATTTATACGATTCTGCATTAAATGAAGAATTCACAACTTCTTTCTTTGGAACTGGAACTGATTTACCTTTAGCTTCTGCTAACTATGAAATTAAATTTAATTTAATTGATGAGGTTAAAACTATTTCAGGTTACGATTATATTCAAATTGCAAATAGCAAAGAACTTGTACTTTCACAAGAAGATGAATATTTAGATATTGCAGTTAACGTACAAGAATCTGACTTAGGAGATTACTTTGAAATATTTGGAACTAAAGACGGTTCACAAGCTGGTTTTGAAAATTATATTAACGGTAGACTTCAAACATCCGGAGATGATATCGTAGTTTTTTATGACATTGAAGTTAGTGAACAGATTGGTTTAAATTATATTAGTACATATCAAACAACATTCGTTCAGACCGCAAATTATGACACTGCCCTAATTTATAGACCAGTTATTTTAAATGCGTCTTCTTCGAGTAACTTCTTACTTAGAGTTGCAATGCGCATTTATAATGAAACCGATAATACTCAAATTTTAAAATTAGGTTCTCTTATCTATAATAAACCTAAGAAGTATGGTCGTAGAATGTCTAAAATTAATTTAAATGGAAATGTTGCACCTTCTATTGTTTACAACAAATTAGCAAACACGAGCGTCAACCGAGAATTAAATCAATTTGTAAATTCTATTAGACCAGCAATCGGAGAAACTAAATATGTTCCAGTAGCATTAGATACATATGGCATTATGGCAGGTTCTACTAATATCACATTAGATACAACAGAGATCAAAGCTACTAACGAAATTAAATACTTACCTGAAGGAGAATCTTCGATTACTCTTTCTAAGGTGTCAGACAATTTTATTAAGTTTAGCATTGTTAAACCTAAAGGAGATTCATTAGAATCAATTAGTCTTGTAAATGCAGACGATATTATTCTAATTATTAAGTCAGGAGAAGTGGAACAACAAATTAATCACAATCCAACATTCCCAGATATTGATTTAGGAAAAGGAGAAGTATTCTTTAAGGTTCCAAAATCAGTTGCGGTCAGATTTGATCAAGCTGATACTAATTTAACACAAGACAAATTCTATATTAATTTAAAGAATGGTGAAACAGAATCATTGTTATACCATGGTAAAGTTAACATTATCTAATGATCTTAAATAGTAGAAATAATTTATTTAACTTTAAGTTTCCTCGTAAGTTTATTCCTATCGAGGTGGCTGACAAGTATCGTAAATATTTAAATAGGATGCCAGGTAATTTAATGACTGAACCTATTGATTTTATTAACTATTCTATTCAGGGTGTTTCTCTTCCAGGTATTTCATTTGATCCAATTGAACAATCTCCTAATGATGGAACTACAACGTATCATAGAGGTGCAGTTCCAATTCAAAATACAATTGAGAGACAATTTCAAGTTGAGCTGCAATTATTAGATGGTTTCATTAACTACTGGATTATGCAAGACACGTTGTTATATTATTATTCAAGACAAAAGAAAGAACCTTTTACAGATGATCTAAAACTTCAGATCTTAGATGCTGAAGGTATTCATGTGATGAGCGCGGTTTTTGAAAAGCCAATCTTTAATTCTATTTCAGAACTTGAATTAAATATGAGTTCTAATATTGCTGAATTTAGTACGTTTACTCTTAACTTTTATTATAATAAATTTAACTTAACACTAGAGATAGATTAACGGATATATACTATATGAAAACATTTTTAGATTACATTACTGAAGAAAATATCAGTGAGCAACAATTAACTATTCTTAAAGAATCTTTACAGTCTGAATGGTCTGAAGAACTTGAGGAAAAAGTTGATGCTGCATTAGAAGAATTTGTCAAAGAGTATAAAAATGAAGATGGAACTTATAATGTTGAAAAGTTCAATGAAGAGATGACGAATGAAGGTTTATTAGGAACCATCTTTGGAGGTCTAACTGGATTTGCTTTAGGTAAAACTATTGGTAAAGCGGTTGCTAAAGTTCTTGGAATCGAAAAAGGTGTTATGTATGATATGTTAACTTCAAGACTAGTAGGTGCCGCTCTTGGTTCTGCTCTTGGTAGCTCTTTCTAAAATGGTTTACGTCACTATTGACTTTTCTTTGAACTCTCCAGGTATTTGTATTTTTAATGACAAAACCCAACAGTATCATTTTATTTCTTATTTAAAAAGTGGGTTAGGCACTAAAAAAGAACAAAAGATTCAAGAAGATCTTAAAAATCTTAAAGGTGTAACTCTATATTATCAACCTGATTTTTCAAATAGCAAAACATACTCTTCAGCAGAGTTAGCTAAAATCAATAGATACGTCACAACCGCCGATAAGATTATAAATCTCATTAAAGATATTGTTCAAGACATGGATGAATTTGTGTTTGCATTCGAAGGAACCAGCTATGGATCAAATGGCGGAACAAACAATATGATTGACATGGCAGCAGGTGCCGCAATCTTAAAACTCAAAATCTTAGAAAACTTCTCACCGATCACAATCGAAACGGTTGCTCCTTCAACCATTAAGAAACACGCAGGTAAAGGCAATATGAATAAAGCTCAACTGTGGAAAGTTTTTCTTGATAATACATTAGAAGATAAAATTATTGGAGAATCTGAAATGCATTCTTTTTGCGTTAATGAAGTGGGGGAAACTTCTAAGATACCAAAACCCTTTGATGATTTGGTTGACGCTTACTTCTTAAATGCATATCTGAAGAGTACATTTTACCTTCAGGCTTAAAACTTAAAGCTTATACTTACCTTTCGCCGAAAAGTTTCAACCAAAATAAAATAATTACATAAACATGGAACAATTATCCTCACAGGACCTTATGGACCTACACTCTATCCTATCTAAGATGGTATCTCTTCATAGTATAGAAGAATCCGAAATGATAGATATCTTAACAAAGGCTGGACTAGCAAGACTCCCAGAAGGTCAAGGTTGGATGGACTCCACCGGATCAATTTACACACTTCTTCGATAATTTTAGATATATAGATTAGTTATGTTTGAAACTTTTTTAGGGTTTCACGTATAACTATTGAAAGTTTTTAAAGGTACCAATTAAAGAACAATCAACGAATTAAAGTTAAACGAAATTAAAGTATTTAAAGTAATGGCAGATTTTGACATTTTCAACCTGAGTGTATCAGATATTGACACTCACAACACAACAGCAGCTTCGGCAGATGTAATCTACAAGCCAAGCGCAGATCAAGGAAAAGACGGAACATATAAAGCTCTTATCCGCTTTGTTCCAAATCCTTCAAACCCACGTAATTCACTTGTTAAAAAGTATGTACACTGGCTCACAGATGCTAGCGGTAACGGTAAACTCGTGGATTCTCCATCAACAGTTGGCGAGAAATGCCCAATTGCTGATGCATTCTTTAAATTGCGTAACAGCGACTCAGCAGTTGACCGTAAGATGTCAGAAAAGTTGAAGCGTCGTGAGCAATATTACGCACTTATTAAAGTTATTAAAGATCCTCAACATCCAGAATATGAAGGTCAATACTTGATCTACAAGTTTGGTTATAAGATCAAAGAAAAGATTGATGAGGAGTTGAAG